GATTTTAAATCTCCTCCAACACTACCCCTTCTAATTCCATCGCAGCAAGACAGGCGAGGAAGAACGCGGCTGGTAATGATTCTCTCGCCAGCTTGTTAGCGATGCTAGCTTTCGTTTCTTTGAAGCCATGCTTTTTCAGCCTCTCGACTAAATCGTCATAGGTCATATTCGCCCGCTTTAGCTCGGCCTTAATGTGCCGCGCAGCCCGCTCAGCCCATTCGTCCTCAGTTTTAGCCAAAGGCATGTGGTATCCTCATGTCAGAATCGAACAAAAGTTATCATATCTGATATTTTAATATTGACAATGGTACTACATTCGATATGTAGTTCTCACAAACGAGAACTGCATGTCCCAACATTTCCTCCTTAGCAAAGCGGCAAAGACCCTGAGCCTCGCTCAGGTGTTCCGCTTGTCGGATTTGGAAGCGGAGACAGTGTTTCGACAAATACGCTGGGCTGAGACTGGCGGAACCCCCGTCTGTCCATGCTGCGGCTCGGTAGAGGCTTACGAGTGCCGACGACAGAATGGGACGCTGCGCTTCCGGTGCAAGGGCTGCCGACGAGACTTCACGATCACAAGCGGAACGTTATTCGCTAGCCATAAGCTGCCCTTGCGGGGCTATCTGGCGGCAATTGCCGTGTTCTGTAACGAAGTGAAGGGTAAGAGCGCCTTGGCCCTCAGCCGTGATCTGGGGGTTTCCTACAAGACTGCATTTGTCTTGCTGCACAAACTCCGCGAAGCCATGTCCGAGGAAATGAAGGGTCGTGTAGTCGGCGGTGAAGGCAAGGTGGCAGAGGTCGATGGCGGGTATTTCGGCGGCTACATCAAGCCAGCTAATCTAAAGGAAGATCGGATTGATCGCCGATTCGCTCGTAACCAAAACGGCAAGCGTAAAGTCGTTGTGATCGCTCGCGAGCGTGGCGGGAATTCTGTACCGGCCGTATTCGGAACGGAAAGCCAAGCCGCCTCATTCATCAAGGCCCGCATCGCTAAGGGCACGGTTGTGAATGCCGATGAAGCCGCATCTTGGGATGGTCTGCACGAACGTTTTGAAATGAAGCGCATCAACCATCAAGAGGCTTACAGCCTCGCCGGGGCCTGCACCAATCAAGCCGAAGAGTATTTCAGTCGTCTACGCCGTGCTGAGATCGGTATCCATCATCACATTGCTGGGGCGTATCTGCTTCGCTATGCGCAGGAAAGCTCTTGGCGTGAGGACAATCGCCGCGTCTCAAATGGCGAACAGGTAGGACGCCTGGCATCACTGGCAATGAAGCGTGGCAAGTCAGTTGACTTTACTGGATATTGGCAGCGTCATATTTAGAGTTAATCTGCGGTTTTCCCCTTTGGAGATTTTGATGGCATCTGATCCAGATAAACCGCTCCCGACGTTATCAGTGCAGAAAGTCGTAGCAGTATCTGCACAAGATGGAATCTTAGAGGTGACATTGAGCGTATACGCTCACGGGACCGCTGCACCTGAAGGGCGAATTGTTCTGACATTTGATGTTGATGAAGCGCAGACGCTTCAGAGCAAGTTTCAGGCGATGGTTCCGCACGCTCGGCGACAACTTGGAGAGGCGACATGACAAACGCATCCTTTTCGACTAGAGTGAACTAATCGATCGCGTTGTCATAAACGTAAGGATGGATGCGGGGTGCCAGCCCCGCCCATCAACTCATCTCATATCATTTTTTTGGAATCAGAGATAGGTCAGCTACCTAATCTGTGACCTGCTCTATTTTCTTCATAAGAAAGTCGATGCAGGATGGGTACAATATAGGAATTAGTTCTTTCAATTTTGGGTTTGGGAGAGCTCTCTTAATAAGCGCTGTCCAATTCTTGTTATCATTTTTTGATGTAAGTCTTCCTAAATAGAAATTGTAAGTCATCATAAATAATGTTGGATCTTCACCATCTATTTTTGATTTTCCCGCTTTCCAGCCAGCCGAAACAGCGCAAGACACATCGAAATCATCGATTTTCTCATTTTGAGAAAAGGCGATTGAACTATCTAATAATGTCGCAGCTAATACTCCCAACCGTACTAAGGCCTTCATCGAATCCCCCATGTTCACGCACCGGCTGGCGCCGGGCGGGTGATTGCGCGTGAACACAGGGCTCGCACGCCCCACGTATTCCCCGAGGGTATTGTATTTCGTGAGCCGCCCGACATAGCGGGTAGCCCTGTGTTTCAACGCGCAGTGCGCATCCCTCAGCGGCAATCACTCCGAGAGGAACGGTGAGACTATTTCATAAATTGGAATGGGTCGGATAGTCCTTAAAACTTAAATATCGCAGTTTATTGAAGTGTTTCGCTATTAATTTGATGTGTTGGAAGTTGACAGACTCTCAAAAAAGATTCACAAAAACGGCGGCCCAGATTTGAGTCTGGAGCCGCCGTCTGCCTTAGAAGGTTACTTACCCTTCTTCGGCGTCTTGATCGTCTGTACTATAGCGGTTCGTCTGTTGTTGGCAGACTGAGCCGATTTCACCGGCATGAATTTGCCAGTGACCGCACTACGACCTACTTTACGTGTAGCCATTTCTATTCACCTCCTGTCCCCAACTATCGGCCTCCAAGGGCTTGGTAGTTGGGGATAGAAGCGTGAATACGAATCAGTGCACGCGGCGGTAACTATAAGGAAAGACTCAACTATAGCGAGTCCATGTCTGATATTTTCCATCTAGTTGGCTTACCCTCACCAACATTCACAACACCATGGCCATCGTGCTTCCGTAGTGCCGCAAGGATAGCAGCTTGGACATCATTTTCCTGCTTCCGTGAAGGGACTGGGATCTTTCCATCCAATACGGCCAACATGATCTCTCGGGCCGTCATCGGCACTCCAGACCGCCTCAGAACGTCTATGGCGCTCCTATAGAGGGTGCCGCGTTTGAACCAGGGATTGCCGGTGTTCCGCCGCTTGGCGGATATGGCCCGAGCATTGAAGTCCGGGTCCAGCATCTTCATGACCGCTTCAACTTGGACCATCTGGGCGCGCAATTTGTCTCCAGACTTGCGGTTACCTTCGATCTTACCCGCTAACTCCGCATGTAACTGGCTAAGGGTGTGAAGGGCCTGCTTTGAAAGTATCTCGGCTCTGGGCATAGGAATTCCCATTCCATCGCCAAACAGAGGAGTTGAAATGACTGATCATCACTTTAGCGGCTTATCTAGGATCCATTTGCAGACTGTGGGAAATGAAGAATTATGCTTCCGTCTGACATTTCGATCAACAGATGGCCGTCCTGAGATTGTCCAATTTCAATTATCGTCGGCGGACTCGATGGCTTTTTTGAACGCACTAATGGGGATTCAACGGAAGACAGGTTGGCCTTTGCCATCTTATTCCCGTCCGTCCGACAAACCTTCTTTGCGCGTGGTCGTCGATAACTCCGAGGAGTGATCTTGGGTTTAGACATATGTAGGCCCCACTAAATTACTTGTGGCGTTTGCGCCATAATACCGTGGTTAAAAACAAATGGGAACTAATCGAAGGATCCTCCCCTCCGACTGATGGGGAGACCCATTTCCTTGCGTGGGCACCGGACACGCGGATAATGGCAGTCTGTGGCATGAAAAACATCAGTACAGCGGAGCCACTTTGGGTCTGTAGAATACATAATTTTGATTTTGAATATGGTGACCATCCAGAGTTCAAATTATGGATGCCGCTACCAGAGCCACCTTAGCACATTATTTCAATTCGATCATATCTACCCGAGATGCCCCGTATATCGAAAGAAGTGCAGCTTCCGCTAGATTGTGACTTTTCTTGAATTTGAACCATGTTGCAGCGCGTTCAGGACATAGCCCCCTAATCAAATCCACACTGTTCTGTTTGTTTGGACCAGATAGTTTCATGGCTCTTTTCCAAACCGCAGGCATTATTAGAACGCTCTGAACGCCACAACAAGCAACAGTCGCTTCAATAGCTCCACAGGCCCTAAGATAGCGAGCCATTGTACCGGCCCCCATAGACCTTCTGTGACCATCTGGACCAGGCTGTGACGGCATGGCCGTAGCATTCTCAATATAGGCTATGTCCGGAGAGTGTTTAAGAAGCCATTCTTGTAGGGCTGGGACATCGATCCGTTTTCCCCCATCCTCTCCTACAGTAGGTAGGGAGAACACGGTCAGAAGCCTAGGAGACCCCGTACAACCACTATCATATCCATATATGGCAGCTGCCCCAGACGTCAGTCCAACATCGATGCCGACCACCTTCAAAAGACGTGGCATTGGTTTCTGATCCCTTAAAAGAAAATGGCCGAGGTCTTCCTCAGCCATTCCCCCAAAATACTTAAATTTTTCACGATTAATTAAGCAGCGGAACTATGTTCGTCCTCAAAAGACTTAGGAACAATAGATAGGTTTCCTGTTTTCACAACATCCCCTGAGATCTGAGGAACAGACTCGTCAAGAAGAAAACCTTTATGATTATCGGCAATGTCAGAAAGTCCTAAATCTTCTGCATAAGTTAAAAGGTGTGAAAATGAAGTAGCGAATTCTGTGGGCTTCTTAATAGCCATCTTGTACATAGAACGAACCCAAGAAAGAGCTTTCTTATCAAAGTATTGGGTTTCGACAGCCTTCGCTATTACTTCATTAGCTGTGCTACCAATTTCTTTTTGATTAGCACTATACCCTTCGAGCCTCTGAACTAATTGTCTAACGGCTTCGGGGGGCGGCCCCTTGAACCCGGCGGAGGGACTGGATTCTATCACGGAATGTTCCACCACTACGGATTTTTTGGGCGCTTTTACAGTCTTCACTGTTTTCAGTTTTGAACTGAACTTGTTTTTGCTTCCCTTGGGACGGGCCATTATTAATATCTCCTTGAATATGCGTTAGATCGGCAAGAACAGGAAATTCCTCACCCTCTGGCCAGTTATTCTTAAACCACGACAGCACTTTGTCGTAAACACGAAATGTGACTGATCCTTTAGTATCTTGTTCAGATCTTATTGGCTTCCCTTCCTTGATCCATTTTGAATGTCTTCTCATTAAATCATCAAAAAATGGGGCATCCCCATGGGCATAACGCCCGATGGTATTCATCGTTTTCCCTGTAATCTCCTTATATTTTTGAGCTAATAAAATAAGGTTATTACGGGCTATGGGTTCTATCGGAAGAATGCTCATGAATCACTCATGCCACAATTATCGGAAATTTACAAATCTTTCTGCGAGCACCTTGACGAATGCGGAAATTTACACAATGCTGTGTGCAGAATATATAATTAGTGAACTCCGCAGGATTACACATGGCAAACCCCTACACATATTGGAAATTACGACAGCAAGGTGAAAGTCCTAAAGCCATTCTTGAATCTCCTCAATGCGGATTTTACCGCATGAAGCGGGGAAATAAATGGGTTCCTGTTGCGGTATGGCCTAACAAAGGATCACTTGCTTTTAAATTTGGAAATGAGGTTATCGATGAGAGGTTTGGCATAGAATGCTGGCCTTCTTATGCGATTAACGATGTAAGTGAGGAGGTTTGGAGAAATGTCGTTGAAAATGGTGAAAATTGGCCGGATGCTGATCCAATTGTAACTGAAATGCTTACTTCAGATGCCCTACCTAAAGGGGAAAACAATAAAATTGATTCTATTACAGAATTCTCCGAGAAAATTTCGGGGGCATTAAAGGGTGTCGGATCTTATACTCAAATTGATGATGACCAAACCAGCACCAAAGCCGCTGGCTTACGTAATATGTTGTTAAAACTATCAAATGATGCAGATAAGGCCCGTTCGGCAGAAAAATCCCCATTCTTAACTGAAGCCAAAAATGTAGATGCCAAATGGCAACCTATCGTGAAGCAGGCCAAAACCGGCGCTGACGTTATTAGGAAGGCCTTAGAAGAGTGGGAAAGCACCAAGTTATTAGCGGCCTCACAAGCTTCGGAAAGGGCGAATAAGGCAGCCAGAGATCACGCAGATTCGATTATAAAAGCTTCCAAAAATGGGGAGGGTCTTCCCTCACTTATAGCACCCACTATTTCCCCGTCTAACCTACCGCCACCCGCTACGCAGATTAAGCCCACTTATGGCAAAGCCGCAGCCGTGAGGACTTACCAATCTGTTGTGGAAATAGACATTGATAAGGTTTTCCAAGCATCAAAAGACAAGCCTGAGGTTATCGAATTCTTCAAGGACTTAGCCCAAAAATACGCTTTTACGGGCATTTTGCTTGATGGTGTAAAAGTAGAAGAACGTGTGAAAATCAGATAGAAATGGTGGATATCATGTACACTGAGACCGTTTTTTTCATTGCCACTTATGTAAGTATAGCCTTGGGATTCATTGTAATAGTTACAATGTATTCTCAGTATCTTAAATTTAAACAAGAATTAGACAGTAATTGCAAAGGATCTTTTAGGATTGCCAAAACATATCTTGGTCTGTCCTAATTTCAGGATTCCTTGACATTTTGTGGAAAATTCCTCAAAACATATTGAGCTGAAACTAAGACCACAAAAGGCACCTTAAATGACCCAAAGCAACCTTATTAATCAACCCCATACACTTCTTCCTAATCATCGCCCTCCCACTCCTATTCAACCAAAATCTATCCTACTTACGATGAGTGATCGTTATGGGATGGAACCTGCTGCTTTTGAAGCGACAGTTCGGGCAACGTGTATGAGGCCCGATAAAGAGGGGCGCGTTCCATCCCGAGAGGAGTTCGCAGCGTTTCTGCTAGTGGCGAAAGAATACAACCTAAATCCAATAACCAAGGAAATCTACGCTTTCCCGGCCAAGGGCGGTGGCATCGTTCCGATTGTATCCATCGATGGATGGGTAAACTTAGTCAACTCTCATGGACAATGTGACGGGTTCGATTTCGAAATGGAGCATGATGGAAACAACAATCTAGTTTCTTGTACGTGCCGCATATACCGAAAGGACAGAACTCACCCTGTAGTCGTTACTGAATATCTATCGGAATGCATCCGAGGTACCGACCCCTGGAAAATGAAGCATCGTATGCTGCGTCATAAGGCTATGATCCAGGCAGCACGGTACGCTTTTGGTTTCTCAGGTGTCTACGACGAGGATGAAGGGCGAGCGATTGCCGAGGCTCGGGATATTACACCTGTGCGCGTTCCTAGCCCTTCAGAAGCCATTGAGGCCGAAATAGAGTTGGATGCTACGCTGGAGGCCGATCCAATAAATAACGAACCAGAGACCGCTACAGAGCTACCGAAGGGTTGCCCAGATCCATCTAAAGATCCAGAAGGTTTCCTTGCCTGGGCAGACAAGCGATTGGCTTCGATTTCAGACCCCGATTACTTACCTGTTGTATACGCCGCAGAGATAGGGCTTGCTTCATGCGAATTAATGCAGCCTGATCAAAAAGAATTACAAGAGATATTAGATCGCCATTGTGATAGACTTGGTATCTCCCCATGATACCTGAAATAGTAGTGGCAATGTTCTGGGGTTCCCTAGCGGTCGTCTTATTTATTGGGGCTTTTGCTGATATGAGGGAAATAATTCTTAATAAACACATTTCAACCAGAACCCGGTGGGGTGTTGGATTGGAAATATTATCATCAATTTTCTGTTTTTATATCGCTACTAAGTTTCTTCCTTAGGATAATTTATGACAGAGATTCCGATGATACGTGAAGGGAATCGTCTTGTTCCAGTGGATCAGTCGTCATCGGACGATCTTATGAAGATACCCCTTAAAACACAGGTGATGGTTAAGATCACCCAACCTCGAAATCTTAAAGCCCACCGTCTTTTATGGGCCTTGGCATCAAAAGTTGCAGACGCCTGTGACTATTTACAGGATAGTGAAGATGCGATGGACCTCTTGAAAATAAAGGCTCGTCACGTTCGTTACATCCATGACCATTACCATGGTGAAACCAGGATCGTACCTAAATCCATCCGATTCGCATCTCTAGATCAGCAAAAATTCTCTCGTTTATTTAATCGAATGATCCACATTGTGATCACCGAGATCTTGCCTGGTATGAATGAGGGTGAGTTACGTACAGAAATAGAAAACATGGTCGGAATTAATATTCCGGATACAAAACTAAATGGGGTTAAACGAAAATTAGGCTAGCCGGGGCAATGTGAGTGGCCACATAAATGCCAGCCGGAACGCTGATACGGCGAGCCGCAGGGCTTTACTCCTTGATCCTAAATCAAGGAGTTCCACACCTCTGAAAATTAAGAATTTAATACTTCCAAACAACCGAAGAAGGAATGTGATGTTGTTTCTAAAAATAACTGCCACCTTAATAGTGTTAGCTTTTGGCTTGGGATTAATAACGGCTTTCTTATTATTGATAGGTGTTATTCCCTTTCATCCTTGGTCTAAAATTTCTTCTGTTTTAATGACGTTGCCTTTGTTGCTATTTTTAATAATGATTATTGGTATAATTTTATACGTCATCTGGGCCTCAGAGGCCATTTACTAAGCCTTCAACAATATAGATTGACGGAATAATAAATTTATAAATATAATATTTATCTATTAATTTCCATTTCATGAGATTTGAAAATGTTTGACATTCAACCTGTGATGAAACCCACCAATATCAAACCAGAAACTGGCCCTGGATATGTTCTTACTGAACATAGGTTCCCAGAACCCATGAAACTCTGTAATGCCTTCGCAATAGACCCTAATTTTGAATATGATAGAAAAAGCATATACCGTATCCCATACCCCGTAGTTTATAGATCGGGTGAATGGTTTAATGCTAAATTTATTGATCGAAATAAACCACTAACTGTTCAAGTTGTGGGGTGGAACTACAGACTGAAAGATTTGTAATTTAAAAATTAATTGATAATCGTGGAACTTCGGCAACGCCAACCTCGAGAACGAAACGAAGGCTATCTTCGTTGGTTGAGACAACAATTCTGTTCTTGTGGGTGTGGGTCCCCACCACCCTGTGACGCCGCTCACATCAGATCAGGTTCCATTCTATACGGGAAATCGTATACTGGTATGGGGGAAAAACCATCAGATAGATGGGCTGTTCCTTTAAACCACACTCACCACATGGCTCAACATGCCCATGGTGATGAAATCGGATGGTGGTCGGCTCAAGGTGTAGACCCATTTGCTTTGGCAATTAAACTATATAAAAAATATACAGAACAAAATCCAAAAACATCAACTAGATTGAATATAACGAAAAGGCGCAAAACCAAATTAAGTAAGATAAAGTCCGCCGGGTTCAGGAAAGATGGACCAAAGCGAAAGATCAATTCTAGGGGATTTAGAGCATAATTCATGACAAATGATGAAAAAGACGACACCGTCCAATTCACCCCTATCATTCCAGATCCCGTTAATCCAATGGATGCGGCATTAGAAACAATAACAACATCGGCGCACAAATGGGACCGTCTTCAGGAAGATTATCGATCCGCGATGAATTTAGTTCAAGAGTCGAATGATAAGATAAGAACACTATCTATCCAGAATGAAGTCCTCCACAAAGAGGTGGCCCATGTTCGACAGTATATGGGAGAAGAACTTGAGACCATGAGGGCTCAACGTGACGCTGCTGTATCTTATGCCACCGAAATACGGTCGCGCATGTCCGTTATTAGAGAAAATATTATTGCGGCAGACAATATCGCAATGCATAATTCAACGGAATCTACTTAATAGATTTTCCTAATAAGGAAGATAGGGTTTGTGACATCCCCTTTAAGTCTGCTTTCAAATCAGTGACACCAGATTGAATTGTCCCCATTTTCTCTTCTAACCTAGTCAATCTTTCACCTTGGTTAGAAAATTGTATTTGAGTTTTTTCAAGTTGAGGATTTAATTGTACTTGAGCTGTTTCAAGATTCCCAACTCGGATATTTAATTGGCTAGCGTACCAACCGAATGTGCCAATTTGAGCAAGACAATATATTAAACCTGATGCGATAAAGGCAACAGGTACTCGACGACTAACATGCCAATGCTTGTCGTTGCCTTCTTCATCATCAGTCGATGACGAGATCCTTTTCCGCTTCCTCACCATCGATAATGAACTGTCAACTTAAGAGGTGACGCCAGCGTCCGGATCTACGGCGGCGGCGGCGGCTTCAAATGCTGCGTCGTATTGAGCGTCTATCTCTCGTAATGCAGCAAGCTGCTCTGAAGTAGTCGATGGATCTGCCGTAAGCGCCTGTATAATACCCTTAATAGTCTTATAAAGAACCGCCGCTTCATTGCCTATCAATGGCAATAACTTCTTTAAAGCGTTGATGATCGTTGTAATCAAAGCTGTATTATTGGTTCCTACCCCTAACAACGGAAGAACTTCCTCAATAATCGATAGGAATGCCGCGATAAGTTCAAATGTCATTTTACTGATCCAATCGTGATAGGCGCGGCATTAAGAAAGTTGATGGCCGCCACAAGAGTATTATAAATAGCAGACGGGGCGCTTGCATTTGTAGCTATTGATGCCTCTAACTGGTTCCTAGCAGCCCTTCCTGTCCTAACATACTTAATAACACCCCTACGATTATCGGCAGAGCACGCAGATGTAGAGAGATTTGATTTACAATATATTAGATATTGAGTTGCAGTCCCCTCAATCGCATTGAATGCGTTTGCAGCGACCAATACAGCCTGTGGCGATACAGTAGCTTCGGTTACAATAGTATAGACCGCCCTTAATTTAGAGAGTTCTCCAGAGCACCCCGCTAAAGTGAAAGTAATAATAAACGCAGATATGAGCTTTTTCATCGAACTAACTCGCTTGTTTAATGCTTGCAACGATCTGTGGCGTGACCGCTATTACATCAGGATTGTTGGGAAGCGCATTGGCTGAAGCCTTGTCCGTTACCACAGTAGTGTACGGCATACTTCCAACTTCATCCTTTAAAGATAGTCGGGTAGTTCTCCACCCAATAAAAGCTGAGATCCCTGCAAAGACAACCGCATTCACCACTGTGTTCCACGTTTCCATATCTAAGAGCGGGAACTTATGAGCTAGCCATGAAACAAGAATACCGACAATCGGAGCTAATGTCGTTTGTATCTGTGTCTTATTTAACTTCATTTCTGGCTTTCTCCACTGTAGATAAACCTTTTCTAAAAAGGTCAGCTTCGCGCTCACGGCGATGACGCAAACCACTAACATTCGGCCAGAGCCTTCTCATGTTCATAAATTGGTCGGGTATTTTATCAAATTGCTTCGATTCCATAAGAGATCTAATGGCCCTCATCTCTACGAACCTTGATCCAGGGTCATGGAAACCACCTGTGCCACGGTTATACGAAAGGGACACTAAAGCTCCGAAACAATCCCCTGTTAACAGATTGGTGTTCGGCAGAGACGACCTTACACGCGCCTCCCATTTTGGCATCTCATTGCCTCTGAATTCTGAAAAAGCTTGAATCCAGCTGATGGTTACACTTTTCCCATGCTCCTTAACAAATTGATGAGCACGCTCTCCGCGAATGCCCGATGCTTTTATTAAGGCTTCGACCGATTCATCTGATATAATGCCGGTCCAACTATCTCGGATTTCTTGTGGAGTTGCGTATCCGCAATCATATCCTATCCCGACTGTCGGACCAGATGCCCCACCAGGGAACTCAAAATGTTGATAATGTTTTGTGTAATAAGACTCACTAGAAACTTCTTCAGTGACAATCAGATTAAATGCAGCCGTTGAACTTTGCATATCCTATTGTCCCATAGTTTTTTCTTACACAAAAGACCTCCAATAACCTATAATGGTATTATGAACATATGCAACTAAAGAAAGTGTTTTTAATGTCTTATTTGGTACTAACGTGGCTTTTAGTTCCCTATCCCATAGGGTTGATTCTGTTTGTCCTCGGCGCGTACACCCACTGCACCTTGCAACGTCGGCGCTATATTGGAAACCGCCTCTCTCCCTGCAGGAGCTATCCGAGCGATACTAACCGCATTAGCAATCCTACGTAGACCATCAGCTATTTTCTTATTCTTAGTGGCCATTCTAATTCCCTGGGATAATTCTTCAGGATCATTAGATGTTAGGAACTTTGCCACATTTTTGGCTGTGGTCGCGTCAACCTTGCCGATCATTTTCCTGGCACCAGCAGCCATCTCACTACCTAGTGCTTTACGAGCCCCAGCCGCACTGGCGGCACCTAGACTCATGTGAGTAGGGTCCCATCCAGATAGATATCCCTCAATCGCACCGCCGGCCAATCCAGCTTCAATTAACTGTCTTGCTGTGGTGGAATTACCCATCGCCTGGCGAGCACCATCCATAATGGTCTCAAGTGTCATTCTGGTTTGGATTTTATCCATTCCAGCGGGACCAAATACAGCTTCAGCCCTAGCCCTCTCATTAGGAGAATTAAAGATAGCCTTGGTTATATCTCGGGTATCACTGACATTGCCTATAACTCTATTAGACCAATCAGAAGCGTATCCTTCCCGAAATAAATCCCGCTCTGAAGGAGACATCTTTCGCATAGCATCCCTAATAACTTCGGGATCAACGCGCTTACCTGCCAATTTCCTTCCTGCATCTAAAGCATCTCTTTCGCCAAAGAATTGAGCGGCAAATCCACGAGCTTTACTGTATTCCGGAACAGCCTCGTCAAGATGATCACGTAATGTTTTCGACCATGCCTGACCATCCGCTCCCATTTTATCAAGATTTTTCTTGACTGTATCCCAATATTGCAGGTTTGGCTTTACAACTGATCCATCAGGACTCTGATTAAGAACCATTCTTCCATTCTCATCGAACGAGAATGGGCTCTTCTTCATGGGTGTAAAACCGATCTTAGCGGCCTCGTTCTTAGCTGTGATATTTGCCATACGAATGGCATTCTGAACGACAGGGGCCTGTGTCAACTGTTCAAGTTCTGGCGTCCACATTCCCTGTGCTTCAGGCTTGGAAAATGCCTGTTTGTATAAAGGACCCCTCGAAATATCGTATTCAGCGACTAATTGATCTGCTGACTTGCTCGCATTAGCGCCACCGGCAACAAGGTTCCTAACGTCATTGGCAACCCTCTCTCCCTGTCCAAGGAAGCGATCCTGGATTACCTTTTCTAAAGTAGCGCGTCCTTCAGGAGACGTATTGGCAGATGATCTCAATAGGGCCTGAACATTACCAGATCCTAAATCTGCTAATGTTACTGGTTCGCCAGCCTCCTTGGCAGCCTCCCATTCAGCCCTAGACATGCCTTTGGAAGTACCCTTGGCAATTAATTCTTCATCTTTTTGAAGGGCCAACGCAACACGGCGAGCAGCCTCTCCTTCAGGGTTCGCCCATCCCTTAACGGATTGAACAATAGGGCGACCAAACTTATCATAAACAGCACCTACCACGCGTCCTACACCAGCTCCTGCCGCGCCTCCGATGCCTCCACCCAAGATGCCAGAAGCTGTGTTCTCAACCCTCTCACCAGCATCCTTACCCTCTCCTAGACCAGAAAGGCCGCCATATTCAGCGCCTGCCAGGGCTCCGCGCCCTATATCGGCAGCGAGGCCAGCACCTTTGACGAGTCCCATTTCTGGCATCATAGCCACGCCAGGAACAGCGCCTGCTAATTCACCAGCCCCGTAAACATAAGGATGATTGGCTTTGGCGGACTCCTGGGCTTGCCGTTCTTCATCACGAGCTTTTTCATAGGCAGAAGTTGCCTCAGGGTCTGAGCCGGTAAAGTAATTAGTAGCTAGCCTGGCTGCACCGGCCATGGTTCTGGCCGGAATCGGTCCTAAGAAATCAGGTATGTTATATCCCGCGACTTTTGGAGCGGCAGCCCGAACTCCAGCTAATTCATCCCCGAAATTAAACGTAGCACCTGCTAATGCTCCATGACCGGCTGCATGGAGCATACCCTGATCTTGATAAGATGGTTTAGCTGGACCATTAGTGGACACAGCCTGACCAGGCCACGAATCCTCATCAGAAGATACGGCTTGACCAGGCCACTCATCGCTCATCGGATAAACTCACGACCATCCGGAGTTCGGTAACGAGTTCCAGGTGCAAGGGCCTTCGCTTGTGCGGGAGACGTTACAGAAACAGATTGTGATGCTTGTGCTGCCTGTATTGGTTTAGAAGCCAATGGCTCTTGGTGAGTTACGTTCTGTTCACCGCGCTTCTTAGGAGCCGCGTATAAATCATGTTGCTCCTCTCTCGCTTCTGGCATCGACTTCTTTGTGGCGGCAACTTCTTGGCGCATCACATTCATGATCGCCACTAACTGCTCATGACTTTGAGCAGAATTAAGATATTTTAGAGCTTCTTCCTTATCATGGACAGTTCCATGACCACCACCAATCGCCCGGGCGTATTCATTAGTAAGTGTATTAAGCGATTGACCCATAGCTACCGTTTTTGGATCGCCGGTATTCGTTTTATACGCATTAATAAGTTTATTAACCGGAATGAAGTTAGTCCTGTTAACATCTTTAGAGAGGTTCTCAACTATCCCAATAGCGTTATCAACGTTGCGTCCATAGACAGCCAGCTTGGAAGAAATTCCAGCCAACACCCGTTCAGACGCCATACGTCCAGCTTGATCCGAAATGTTGGATAAAATCTCTTTAGCCCCTTGCTCGTGGCTCACACCCTGCTCTTTGAAGATTTCAGCAACACGTTTGTTAACCTGTGTGATAGCTGCTGGATTCCTGCCCAAACCTATTAAAGCCCTAGTATCTCCTTGAGCGACACGATGAGCCAGAATATCGATGGTATCCTCATCAACCTCAGAACCTTTTTTAGTTCGCGCATCGGTTTGTTTGGAGATCACATCTGGATCGTGCGGGCCGCCCTTTTCATAACTTAGGCTTCCATCGTCATTCCGTTTGTATCCTGATGGAGCCTTTTCGTTCTCAATTTCAGCTTCCTTAGTCTTTTGTTCAACCCAAGCCGGATTGACGATCATATTGCCGTCTTTACCGACAATAAGTGGCTTGCTAGCTTGCTCGATCTTGGCCTGGGTAGCGCTTTGAGCTAGCCTTTGGGCCTCCATCTCAATACGTTTGTTTTCCTGATTTTGCTTAGCTTCTGCAGCCTGCGCAGCGCTGAAAGCATTCATTCCAGCAAGACCACCCTCCCCAATTCCTACACCAAGGAATGGAGACCGGGACGCAAGCATCCCCAATCCAGCCGTAAGGAGAGCATTAGGAAGGTGCTTAGATAGCTTGTTAGATCCATAAGATCCTTCGTCTACAGGCTCTGGGGGGGCTGCAAAGCCAGCAGTTTGACTACCCTGATCAAATGGGCGAACAGGCTCTGGAGCATCGGCTAAACCTGCAACAGGAGCATTAGCAGATCTTCTTAGAGGAGATCCAACACCTGCCGTCGGAGTGCTAGCGGGAGGAATTTTTGCATCTTCGTCATCATCGTTGCCTTTAGCAACAACAGGCGCCTCTGGTAGAGGGGTTTCATTCCTCCACGCTGCCATAGCTTCAGGTCCAGCCAGCCGATAAGGCTCTTCCTCTTTTTGAGGTTCAATAATGGGATCAGTTGATGCTATCCCAGGGCTCCGAATGGCTGAAAATCTGTCATCAAAAGATGGAACGCCACCACCAGAATACCCATGCACACCACCTCCAGTAGATACAAATGAAGGTACTGCATAATCACCAGCAGCCCCCACTTTGTAAATTGGGGAGGCTAAGCCTGGTGATCCCATAGTGGCTCTATTATTGATTTTATCGGCCACCTGAATAGCCTGATCAACCATTTTGGTTACATCAGTCGATCCTGCATACGGATCGATTAGATGAGGTGCGGCAGATGTATGAAGAGCTTGTGGAGACATCCTTGATTTGAGAGCTTCTGGGATATATCCATGGACCCCAGCAAACGGCAATTCTTGGGCTCCATAGGGCATCCCGCCAACGCCACCCCCGCCATCTTTATGGACAGCGCCGCCATCATGGAAGAACTTACCTGCAAGACCTAGACCAGCCGTCCCTAACCCTAAGATCTGGTTCCATGGATTAGGCGGTGGACCAGTCGTTTGACCCGTCGTGGTGCTTCCTAATTGGGACCCTACACCAGTGCCAATCTGGGCTAACCATTGAGCAACCTGGAATGGATAGGCCTGTTGATTCTGGAACTGACCATAATTAGCATTGTTTTGGGCCTGCTGGGTCTGCTGCTGGAGAGTGCCCGCCCCGATTTGGGCATTCGCGCCTTGCAATGCAGCATTTTGGCCAGATAGGCCAAAGTTTGCTAGCATACCTGCCGCTTGTTGCGGATTCGCTTGGTATTGTTGCTGGGCCGTCTGAAGAGCCTGATTATATCCCTGATTATATAGACCAGCTATGACTGGAGCTTGGGCAAGTTGTTGTTGCCCCGAAAGAACGGCCTGTCCAACAGCATTACGGTTCCCACCCAATGCACCGTTAGAGATCGAATTACCGGTTACTTTTGCTGCCGCTTGTGCATTTTGATTGTTAAACTGGGCTTGTGTAGCGTCGATAACGCTTTGGGTATATGGATTTTGGTAATTCTGGATCTGTTGCTGTGTAAGGGGGTTAGCCGCGCCAGCTACCATTCCCCCCGCCGTATTTAGCCATGGCTGAGCCGAGTTCGCAGCAGAATTAATCCCCGCAATGCCCGTATTTTGTTGAGCATTTACAGGGGCTGTAAGCTCACCTGTATAAGCTTGATACGGTGTATTAGCCGCAGCTTGCGCTCTCGCAAGAATATCATTGTAAACCCCAGCCGCCTGTGCATTTGGCGTCGTGGTGCTCGTTGATGTTGTGGTATTCGAACCCTTTCCGATTGTAGCCTCCTATAGGTCCCATTCCACCAATCGGCTCGATTGGCTTAAAAGACCCGGCGGCATGCTGGGCAGTGTTCGTTTAATACTAATACTATATTGAAGATTAAAGCGCTAGTCCTATTGGACGATGCATAAAGTACCCACCAACCGGGTCTCCAAGCTGTCGCTTGTAGAGTTCCAATTTAGCACGGGTTCTTTCGTTTGAAACAACCCCGATTACTAAGGGTAGTTTAAGTTCCTCCGCAGACCGCATTGCGAACTTAATCATGTCTTTTGCATGTGTAGATTTTCGGTATTCTGGAAGAACGTAATTAAATACTTCTTCTAAACAGAATTTATTAGTGTACCAGAATTGACCAATAGTTAAAAGTATAGCGCCCTCAATCTTATCGGGCTTACCTACTATGCCAATAACTCCGTCATTATCTAGTGCCCGATCTACCGTCTCCTCCACTTTATCCATAGCAAGAGGGAATTGACCATTTTCCTCATGGTTCTGTCGGCAGATATCAAGAATAACGGATTTATGGCGTGGCGCAGCTTTGACAACCGGGAGCGTGACAAGCATCTTAATTCACTGTCGATTGTTTCGTGTTCTTCTCAATTATATCACTCAGCATATCACGTAATTGCTGGGCACAACGTAGATCCAGCCTCAACCTAGAGGCAATGATTAAATCTACGGGAACAGCCCCACCAACTTCTTCTGGGGTAAATCTAGCCGTTGCCATAGTGATATTCAAAACCCCATTCAGAAAACCAATGCCCACAACATCATTAATAAATATAACAGGAACATTATTCGTATCTTTAATCTTCAGCGGCGCGCTGTCAGTCATGATTAGTCCTTTGCTGGCCTTGGCAACCTCGCCAAGGTTTTAATATGATCTTTACGCATCAACATCACAAAATGATCTAGTATCTTATGGCCTGTATCTAAATCCCCGCCACCTATATGGCGAACCGTTTCTGGGCTTACGACGAATTCACCACCAGCCGTAATACATGGAACCGGTTTAGCCTTTTCGGCCCGTCCCCCAGATTTCCTTGGAGAATGCTTTCCTCTTTCTCCGAACAGCTGATTTGCCTTTTCCATGCCTGCATCAGTGTTATTTTCCCCTAAATGGGAAATAAAATCGGCTGGAAATACATAAGCCCCGTCGGGTACATTCATCTCGTGGACATCAGTACGGCCAGGCTCTTCACCCTTAATAGGTCCAAGATGGACCTTACCACCATCGGCTCTCTTAACCTTTCTAGCTACGGATAAAGCTATGGCTATCGCTTGATTATTAGCCCTTTTCTTACCGAATTTATCCTTAGTGTGTTCATAGGTTTCACCACTATGAAGCTCATGGATATTATCTGAAACTGATGAAGATGGATTAAGTGGCATATTAAACCGGATTATTTATTGTATATGAAAAAGTTTCCGTTCCAGCTGCATTTGTCGCATTTGCCGTAGCTACGGTAAATCCAACTCCAGAAGTTACAGATGAAATATACAACGATTTTACACTTCCTTGCAATGTGCCAGCAGAAGCGTTTGTAGCCATTATTTGAGGGATAGAATTTGTTTGAGTGCGCACATCTGCAACATTATAGGTTGCGGCCGCCGGCATCGTAAATGACCCTGTCGCCCTTGGAATGGCGTTCTTCCAAATAGTAACTAATTGTCCGAGATAATTAACTCCACTTAATAAGTTGGTTACTACATCCTGTAGGCCACCACCTACAGGTGAATTCTGCTCAAATGCCATTATTTCCTACCTGTCGAAGAATATCTAAATCTAATGCGACCTAAACGCCAAAATGAACCAGAATCTGCACTTTGTACAGTTAGAGATACCTGTCTACCCCTAAACCTCACATCAACATATTTGGTTGATTGAGTGACAGTATAGGGCCCAAAAGTGCGTGGTGTTTCGCCAGGATAGTTAACTACATTAAAGGTCAATTGTATTTGTGCGCCCGTCGTTGAACCCGCATAAGTTTCCCAAATGAAATCAGGGTATACCTTATCGATAGCGACAAAATCTTCCCCCGAAGTCAGCATAAAATAAGCTGTCGTAAAACTGGATACTAACGGCTGCCCATCGGCATCGTTGGTCGTTTCTTGCTGATACACAATCCCACTAGGATTAGCTGAGATAGGATTGCCAAATACCGATTGGTCAATCCATGCGGACCTCGGTAACAACCCATAATCCCAGGGTTGACCAGGCTCAGTAATGTTCCATTTAACGTAGGAATCACATTCTCCACTAGTGCTTGCCAGAGAAGGATATAAGAAGCCCACCTCATTAAATGGAGTATTTGGCATTGCCCGAACATTCTGGGCAAATGTCTTGTTGAAATTTTGATATACAGCATCCCATACTGGGCACGGAACTACGTGCACGCCCCCACCATCATAAGCGTAGAAATTTGAGACTCCCATCCAATACATGCCCCCACGCATTTTAATGATGGAATGCCTGCCTGCCGCCCCAGCACCTGCTCCTATTTGGGTAAATCCATATACGTCTGGTTGACCTATATAGTTCATGGCCCACATATCGAGATCGGTCCAAATGTAATTTTGATTGGCAGATCCAGCGACACCCGCACGGATTTCCGATCCTATCGGAATGCGAAAACCCCCAGAGAAATTGGTGTCTGTAGGGTTCCAATCAAAAAAGTCTTGAGAATTAGACCATTGAATCCACATAGGGTCTTGATGGACGCCTATCTTCTCGACGACTGACGATCCATAGGCCACTAATATTTGCTGCGATGTCGAAACAAATATTCCTGAATTGAATATTGGACCAGAAGATACGAGTGATAGATTTTGAAAGCCCCCTGTAGGATCATAATAATATATTCCCCCATTAGCTGGGCATCCTAAAACCAATTGCCCCCAATTGTCAGACGTCCAATCTGTCGTTGTAATAGGTATACCTATTTGAACCGTAGGCGCTACTCCGGAGCCATATGCTCCCACCCCATAGGGGCCAATTCCGTATCCAGTGCCTCCAGCAGGAGGGCCTAAAGCTATATAATAGACTAGCTGCGCTTTCCCCGCATTCATAGAGACTGTCGCAGCAGATGTTGCCAAGGCATTCGCCTGGATAGAGAAATTATCAGCATCTACGATGGCTGTGGCAGGGTAAGTTCCAAAAACGGTTATACCGCCTACACTTGTAGGAATTGAGAACACTACTTTGTCACCAACCACCATTCCGTGCTTGATTAACTTCACATTTACAATGGCGCTATTTGTAGATGTTGTGAATGCAGGAACAGTTCCTGCATTATTAACAGTTGAAGTTGCAGCAGTCTGAGCCTCTATCTGATAGGAGTTAGCTCCAACTATTAATGTAATAGGATAAAGACCCGATAAAATTATACCACCTACCGAAATAGGGGTGTTGAAGAACACCGAATCAAATGTGGTGACATTTGTGATGTTCGTATCTTTGATGGTAACTTTTTTTGTATTTATTACGGTCGAGAAATTAGGAGTAAAATTTGATGTGAGAGTTTGAGGGGTAATATCCTGAAAAGAGCCCGCAGTAATAACGCCAAAAACAGTCGTCGACCCAATAGATAAATGATTTACAGAGTTCAAGTCTTGCCAAGCATGTAAGTCCCTTGGAACACCACTCACTGTAAATGAGTAAAACTTAGACCACCCTCCATATTTTTGGGCCAAAGAATCTTTAAATCTAATAAGTTGACTTTCGGAAATCCCAGCCTCGTTTAGGGTCGGAGTAGTATCGACCGAAACACCTGGACGTAATTTTACTTCCCCGAAAGGCATTATCACCCAGCCCGTATTAAGGTGATACCCGCAATAACACCGGTTCCTATCAACCCAATAGGAGTACTTGTTCCGCCTTGCGGAGTACCAGTGAATGTTGAAGAAGCCTGACTCGCAGAAATTGAAGCAATGCTCCCGCCGCAAGGGAAACCGCCGCCACCTGTAGATGATGCGTTGGCGGCAGCAGCATTGTGACTAATCGAAATCGCTCCGTTTGTTATAGTTCCGGCCGGCGTGTACGGCGGAAGATTTGCCGTAAGTAATGTTCTAGATTGCGTAGATTTAATTGAAAATAATGTATCGCCATCCAAACCAGATCCTGCTGTTGTTAGGCGACTTGTTCCTTGGTTTAAAGTGTATCTTGAAATACCTCTTAAATCAGGAAGAGTATTTCCACCAAGTTTAGTATTTAAATATGGATACGTAACTGCGCTGAAAGTGCCTCCGTTGCAAAGTAAGAATGGCGGCTTAGTACATGTAGTAATCCACGTTGGAACTGTGCTTTGAGCAATATCTAAGTATGATCCAATGGGAGGTAGATCGACAAACCTAACATTAGTACCATCATTATAAATTCTCTGACTTATCCCCTGATCAACTGCTATAATCTCTCCAGCGCCCGCCGCTTTAAAGCTTAGTACAAATGCACCTGTGGTGAGATTAGTTACTATTATAGGACCTGGTAGTGGTAGTGTTACCTGAACATTAGCAGTCAATGTTCCAGTAAAAACAAGCACCGAATTTTGAGATTGAGATGGGCCTGCGGAAGGAGTGACAGTACCTGTTGGTGAGGTCAAAGTAACCGGCGTGTTAGACACACTGACCGTTTGAACCCCACCGAAAAATCCATCTATGGCAGTAAAGTCAGCATTTAATGGCACATCCCAGGTATCAACATTACTACCATGCAGTGGGACTGCGAGAGCTATATTAACTGTTGTCGGATCTGCCACTGTACTATCCTATAAATTAGGTGCGAGGAGGTGTAGCAATTGGAGAAGGCTGACTTGGGCTCCAGCCTTCGGATGTAAATTTCTTCCTGGCCTCTTCAACCATCGCTGATTTAATCAGATCTTCGTAATGCCCCTTCCAATTCACTGCTTGGGCAGGATTGTCTCCAGAGGCACTAAAGTTTTGCTGGTATGCCGCCGCATAAATCATAGAAGCCGCAATCAACAAATCAGGAAGGTACGTTGATATGAACGTAGTTTGATTCGTCGACGACAAGGATGGCGGTCTTTGTGTCCCTGTAATCTCTAATGTGTATGCCGCATTAGGCCATGGAGCTAAAACTGCGGTTGATTGTGTTACACGACCAAAATATTGCGGGATTCCAGATCCAGTTGAATTTGGGAAAAGGAAATCACAAGTTTCTTTGGTGGTCGGAGTAAGAGGATTTCTAGTTCCAGCTTCAGGATTTGTTGTTCCGGATGGGCTAATAACATTGATTGATTCGACAACAAAAAAGTCATCGCTCCAATTTATCTGTCGGGTATTTATTGCAGTTACAAAAGAAGAATTGGTAACTACCGCACCTAAGAAATCCAGTTCTCGGCAAATCCTTTGCTCTGCATCATCAATCATACTCGGCAATATCTGTTGATAGTTGGAATCGGTAACTCCAATATCCATCAGATTAGCAATAGTTGAAGTATATGTATTATATGTTAGGGACATTAGTTAAACCCAAACTCGGCAATCAAGATACCAGAGCCGCCAGCACCTCCAGAACTTCCACTGGCACCAGCCGTCCCACCTGCTGCACTAGCGCCAACGGTATAAGTATATGAGGCTGCCGGGGATTGTATAAACGCAGTACACGTTGCGCCCGCACCACCCCCAGCTCCCCCATATCCTCCTGTATCTGCTCCCCCTCCTTGCCCACCTGATCCGCTTTTTAAAGCCGCAGCCGATCCAGAAACATTACCGTAATTCTTAGCTCCAGCACCCCCGCGCGTTGAAACGCCTCCAGAAGCTCCGCTGGATGGAACAGTAGCAGATGATTGATTAAGAGCTAGACCATCGCCACCATTAACAGAATCTGTACATGTTCCAGATCCGCTTATTGATCCTCCTGTACCTCCATTACCAGTTCCAAGTGACCCCCCAGCTCCACCACCAGCTTGATAAACTGGCGTAGTACACGCAGTACCTGCTGTATTAAGACAAGTAGGATTTCCTGCTGTTCCTGTGCCAGCTGCCGCACTTCCACCACCTGATCCACCACCACCACCACCTACCAACGTAAATTTGGCCCATGCAGCCCCTGTCGGGGTTGTAATAGTTCCAGAACCAGCAGTTTTTACTTGGTACTTATTCGCACCCATCGAATTATCCGATGCGACTGTGCAAGTACCTGTTGTTGAAATATTACATGTTCCAGTAACGGCGATACCAACACCAGCTACAATGGTCACATTGCTTACTGACCCCACACTCCCCCATGCGGGCGTACTGGCACCCATTGTTAGAACTTGGCCGTTAGTACCAGGAGCTAGAACCTGCCATCCACCACCCGCTCGATAAAGAACATTACCGGTAGCAGATCCAATTACGTCTAGAACTGTGGAAGGGGTTGTTGCTATAGGAACAGCAGATCCACCAGAGGTGTTTGCGAGAACTGTACCATTGGCGATATTGGCCAAACTAATCGTGCCTGTAGTGACAATTGGACCACCGGTAAGCCCCGCTCCAGTAGCAACATTAGTGACGGTTCCTGTGCCACTTATTGTGGCCCAAGATGGATTAGCTGCCGCACCGTTTGTAGTTAGAACCTGTCCTGAAGTTCCCGGTGAAAGAACCGACCAGTTTGATGCTCCACGATATAAAACCATGCCTTGAGTGGCACCAACCATATCCAAAACGTTTGAAGCCGATAACGCAGAGGGAACGGATGTACCGCCGGAGTTATTTGCAAGGATTGAATTATTAGAAATAGAAGGTAACTGAGATAGAGTTGCTGACCCTGCTATATCGGTAAAGTTAGGCTGTATCGCACTAGGAACGCCTGTTGTAGATATTTGATTTATCCATCGGCTAGCAACAGCGGCTAATGATTGAACCCCGCCCAAGGTTGTTGAAGAGGGATTTGGCAGGTCTGCGCCAACTAAGGCTCTAAATGTAGGCTGAGCTGCTGCTCCAGTTCCAGGCCCCGCAAAAACAGTGTTCGCTGTCTGAGTTGCCAAAGTTCCTGTGAGTGTACCACTTGCAACGACAGGAGATCCTGTAACTGTAATAAATGACGGAAGCGACAATCCAACTGAAGAAACTGTTCCTATAACATTTCCCCAAGTAGGATCATTACCAGCTCCATTTGCAGTCAAAATCTGACCTAATGTTCCAGGTGTAAGAATTGACCAACCAGCAGCACCACGATAGAGCAGACTGCCACGCGTTGAACCGATAAAATCAAAAACACTAGATACAGAATTTGCAGCAGGAGCTGCACTGCCACCCGAAATGTTGCTTAAGATCGTTCCATTAGAAATCGGTTGCAAAACACCCGGCGTTAGTAATACCGGACCTGGCTGACCAAGAGCTAACCCACTATTCCCACAAAATTCACCCGGATTGAATTGGCCCGAACAAGATGCCCAAGACAAGTTCGATGAACTTATAAGAAAAGAAAAACAAAATAGTGATGCCGTGAATATCTTTTTCATGCTGATTGATACCATCCACCAGAAGCTAACGGACTAAGCTCCAACCACCCATATGCAGAGTTGATGACCATCGTTGACAATCCGTCGCACAATTGACCACCTGTAAAACTAATTGTTATCGGATTGGTCGCTGCATCCCCCTTCAGATCCTTAAAGAAAACCGGAATAGGTTGAAGGGAGGAAGCACCTAGAACGGCATAACTTGCCGATGATATCGTCTTGTTAAACAAGATTCTGGTATCTGAAGTTAGAACATTATATGGCGATCCCAGAGTGGCACCGGAAGTAATAATTGTTGGTGTTCCGAGAACCTGCGCATTTAATAGAATAGCTAGAAGAGATGAAGTAATCGAATAGTTGACGCCCAGATTAGGATTTCCTGGAGCAACTATCTCGAATAACTCTGTTCCGTCAAAACCAGTACTATTGTAAACGGGAAGATCGGTCATTTGACCGCCCGCGAAAGTATCCAGCGCTGGTACGAATGGAGCGCTCACATCTCACCTCATGTAAAATATTTGGAGTATTGCAAGCGCCTGGCAAAGGCTTGCTTGGTCCCATTTTGGGTTTGCAAGTATCTTGGTGCCCCACACTGAACTAAACGATCCCAAGCCTCATCGGCGGGATAGGCTTCAGGTCGTGCATTAAGTAACCCAGGTGGGTCCGGAGGTAGTATTACGGTCCCTAACTGTCTTTGAGGCGTATCGAGACATGGCTGACAAACGAGAATTCTCGTGTTGAAAAGGCCAAGACCGCGCCACTGTAACTGCCACGAAAGATCTTCAAGGTTCCCAATAAAATTACACCGAGCACAAGTTGCCCACCCCCTAGGAGAGGTAGGATCGGTACTCGCCATACGTGGGTGCGGGCGCCATGCCATGGTATTCGCTCAAGAAGCGAAGCCGGCATGGCCTCTAAAGATATTGCCCGCGCAGCGTGGGGGCAAATCATCTATAACATAGGATTATCTGGGATAATAGCGCTGAAGAGGAGGACTCAAACTGAGATTAACCACTTCAATATCCTGGGACGCCGCTACAGTCCAAGCATCCATGGCGTCCTGTTTACGTAATGCCTCCAAATTAGGGGCATATGTACGGGATAATCTATGGGCTAACCCCGCAACCAAGGCATCTAGCCACCTCTCGGGCAAATCTGGGGTTTCCCCTGCAGGAAGATTGGCATCCTGGATCTGAACCGCCCGGTAATATCCAAATGTATATGGCCCATTACTATCTGGAACAGGCCAAAACGTTATAGTTGGCGTAATTTGGCGATTAAACCAATATTGGGTAGGTGGGCCAGGAGTGTTCGGGTTGGAAAGGGAGGAGAATTCTGTACGGGATAATTGGGTTATATACCTATTATTCTGACCGTACTGAGAACCTGCATTTGTAGTTATATACCCATCCAAAACTAATATGGTCTTCTGAGGCACGGTATATGTTGCAGTACCCGATACTAATGGAATTGTATCTAGTTCTACTTTCCAAAGATTGACCTGCTTATTGTTCCATTCAATGAACAGTAAGTTCAGTTCCCTTCTTGCAGTCAACCAGTGTTCTTGACGCAATTCAGGTAGTTTGACGTTAACTCTTTCAAAAGCAGAAATAACACTTTCGCCATTTGATAGAGAGAAATTATAGGTACCACTACTTGTCATGAATCGTTATCCGAAAACATGTTTATAACGAGTAACGTACCTATACCAATTATGGCTGGCAATAGTATCCAAGCCAAAATGCAAAGAACGTGAGTTATTATGGTACCCATCTTAGGGTAGTCACACCTTGTGCGCCTTCGCCACCGGCTCCCGTCATAGGATCGGGGCCACCACCACCACCACCGCCGCAGTAACCGATTGTAGGGGCACCGCCAGCTGTAGCTGGAGCTGTATCACCACCCTGACCGCCATTGCCGAACGGTGAAGGGGCGCCGCCCCCTCCTGCCGAAGCTCCGCTGCCAGGACCTAACGACTTAAAGAGACCGTTTGAAAACCCATAGGAAGCTGCAAGAGGTGTACCTGGCATAATCGGATCGTCGCCGCCACCGTTTCCCCCTCCGGAACCACCACCAGTATCATTAAACCTAGGGATCGTTTTATTATCTCGCTTAAGTCCACCTGCTAACGGTCCGGCACCAAGGCCGCCCACTCCGTTGCGACCGCCGCCTAGTCCACCTAGTCCAGGGAACAAAGCTCCAGCGCCTGGACCACCGCCGCCACCATTAAGCGATGGGAATGACGCAATGCCTCCAGTGATTTTCAGGTCTTCACCATCTCCTCCATCACCACCGCCTCCGGTACCGGCCTTACCCCCTTTAGGAATAAAGATTGTTAGATTATGTCCATAACTAACAGGCAGACGATAATTCTTAACCCACTCACCACTTCCACCTGCACCACCGCCAGAGACTTTTACCTTGCGACCACCACCACCGCCGCCGCCGCCTGCGCAAGCGTCAATATAAACTTCTGATACCCCATAAGGAGGTTTCCAGGTGTTATTACCGGTCTTGGTGATAGTAATAGAACCGGCATTTACTGGGGAAGCCATCAAAAATGAGAAGAATGTGATAGGTATAAAAATCTTTCTCATCTTATGAACCCCAATAAATTATGTACAGACAACCATCAGCACCATTACCGCCGACGGCATTACCGCCACCACCTGAAGCACCTGCGCCGCAAGAACCAGCCGAAGGTGAGTTGCCGGGATCGCCTGAGTTTGGACCGTATCCACCTATACCAAATAACGAGTTTGCGCCCGGACCACCGCCAGCATTACCGCCTGCGCTGTTTGTAATTGCCTGCCAGAAATAATTTGCGCCGCCTACTACCCCAGAAGGGTCGCCAATAGCGCCACCGCCGGCGCCACCTGCTCCGGGGATGACACCGCTAAGTGGGTAGTATGAGGCTCCACCGGAAAGCCCGGAGGTCGATCCGGTTCCATAATAAAGTAGACCACCGCCATCGCCGCCGGTCCCACCTATACTAAACCCGGGTAACCCACCCTTGCCTGCCGGCAGGCTTGGAAAGTTGCTTACAACTCCACCAGGACCATGCGCACCAGAGAGGGAGACAACGTTTCCTGCTGTTCCTTGGAAATCAACATTGCCACCAGTGCCGCCCTGCCCGATTGAAATTGAGAGCGTTTCTCCTGGAGTAACTGGAAGCGCATAGGCGTATGATTGAA